ATTGGAAAAGCTTATTTTCCTTTCTTGATGCTACTCCGATTCGAGTAAGTGTTTCTCTGACTTTTAAAAAATCGTCAGGTTCATTCAACGTAACTTCGAGCATATCGCTCGGAGTCCATTGGTGTATTTCTTTATTTTGATCTTCCACCTTTATAAATCCTATTTTTCAATGTTAGTAATTCATCATTACTGAATAATTTATATACAGATTTAGCCTTTTCATTGCTATAACCATAATATTCTTTAATGAGTTCTAGATTTTCTAATTCTGTGGCTTTAAACCATTTTGAAAACCTTTTTCGCTTCTTAACTATATTTATAAAAAAATCGAATTGAAGGCGAGCATCGATGTGATGATTTACATTCATTTCATTAGCATATAAAACGGTATCAGGAAAGTATGATAGAGATCTATTCACAATAAATGAGTTATATTCTTTTTCTGCAAGATCATCAATCATGATATCTTGCTTTGACATGTTTATTGCTTTAGAATATTCAAACGGATTCATCTTTAGTTTCCTTTTTATCTTTATAAGCAACCGCATCTTTCATTGAATTAAACAATCTTTCTGAGATAACTACATTATCAGAATCAAATTTCATTACTCTATATCTTTTTTTATCTCCTTCGAAATGAACTTTTACTATTTGATAACTCATTTGAATTTAACTCCTGCCATTATTTCTGTCATACATGCAACTATATTAAGTTCATGATCTGCAACAAAAGCATTTTTATACTGATAATCTGCTAATATTAATACAACTTGAGGAATAGATTGAGGATCAATGTATTCACCCATATTATCATATATTTTTCTAAACATTGCTGCAGGTTCGGTATCGATATTATCTGCAACCCATTGTCTCATTCCTTTAAAGTTCTTTTCTTTAAGATGCTTCATAAGTATATCAACAGAAACATCTGATAATTGAACGAGTATACCTGTATCTATAACTCCGCTCGTGGAGTATCTTTGTAATTCGTTAATTACTTTACGCCAATCTGGCATGTGCTTCATTATTAATTCAGCTAATACTTGTTTATCGTATGAGATTCCTTCTTCGGTGAGGATATGCTCTGTTCTTGACATAAACTGCGCTAAAAGCGGTGGCATATCTTTTTTAGCAAGATTAAATTCGATTGTTGTACATCTAGAATGTAGAGGTTCAATAATACGATTTTTAAAATTACATGTAAGAATAAATCTACAATTAGCAGAGAATTCTTCGATAAAACCACGTAAAGCTGGTTGTGTTGATTGAGGATTAAGGTAGTCTGCTTCGTCGAGGATGACTACTTTGTAACCACCTTGTAAGGATACCGACGAAGCAAACTGTTTGATTTTAGTTCTGAGAGTATCTATCCCGCTCTCTTCAGAACCGTTAACTAATAAAAAGTCCAAAGCTAATTCATTACAAAGTGCTTTCGCTACAGTTGTTTTACCTAAACCGGGAGTTCCAGTTAGAAGCATATTGTGCAATTCACCGCCTTTAACAATATCTTCGAAAGTTGTCTTGATATTCTCTGGTAATATACAATCTGCAATTAGCTTTGGTCTATACTTTTCGCACCATAAAAATTCTTGCATTATAGTACTTCCCAACCGAGTACCGTATCTGCGATAAACGATCTCCACGCTTCTTTGTCTAATGCAAAGGCTGCGATGTGTGTTGATTCGGGGTTAATAGTTCCAATTTTAGTTAGAACACCATGTGCTTCCAATACGATTGGATTTAGAGTGCATGGCATCACTCTTATACCACCATCATTTATTTTTTCAAAAGTGACAGTGACTGTGCCTTTTTTTAAGGCTTCAATAAGTTTTTGTTTTTCATTGCGATCCATAATGAGATCTCCATAATATAATTAAAAGAACATGGGGGAGCCACCCCCAAATTAGGCTAATCAGTTTTAAGAATCTGTTGATTCCGCAGCAACTGTTTCTGCTACAACTTCTTCAGTTGGTACTGCACCTTCAGGAACTTCTTCTCCTTGTTGTGCTGCATTTGCATTAACAAATGCTACGATCCTATTTCTAAGACCACCAACTGCTTCCAGTTCAGGACCTTCAAAACCACCCCTTTTAGAGCAAATATCAATTACTTGCACCATTGTTGCGATATCTTGAAGCGAGAGTTGTACAGTCTCTTCAGCTGCTTGATTTTCTACTTGATCAGTCATTTTTTTCTCCTATCGATAGTAGACTATATTAAGAAAGACCTGCATTGCAGCATCTTTCCACCATATCCTCATAATTTATGAGAATTCCTTACATGTATATTTATACATGAAATACAGATGATTTCTCTAAAGCAATAAAATATTGCACAGGGAAATCAGCATTTTGCCAAGATGATATTAGTTTCGAAGAAATCGAAAGGAAATAATCACCTTCTAGCACTTTAAGATTTGCAATGTTAATCACAAAGCTAAATTCGTTTTTACAATCATTGTTTGAATCAAGATGTAAAGAATAACTATTCGCAGTAGCATCTTTGCTATCTACTACTTTAGCTGATATCTCACCATCTTTACCAGAAATAACAAGCTCACTGTGTCCTAAGACTGCAGCTGCTTTACGAATGTTTGCTAATGTTCCCATTGAAATAGAAACGTTAAATTCGCAATCTGGCATATTCAATTCTTTTTCTGGAGATGTTAAAATCTCAGGAGAAGAGAAGTAATAATCAACTTTAGCTTGATCGTTCATTACTGTTACGTAATTTTCATCAAAGGTAAGAGTTGGATTATCTACTAGTCCAATCACAGATAAGAATTCATTTAGATCATAAATTCCAAATTCTTGAGGGAAATCTTCAACTATTGTTGCAGATGCAAGTATGTTTTTAGCATCTGAAATTGTTGATAATTTCTGTCCAGGTTTGCATACGATATTTGGATTTATCGAAGCAAAGTTTTTTAATACACTTAAAGTATCATTTGATATATTCATAATTTATCCTTATTTTAGTTATGTTCATTGTCATGAACGTTCAATGCGATGATTGCATAGTGTAAAACCTTCATAAGATCTTTTCTATTATAACCATCTTTTTTACCATATCGTTGTGCATACTTCAATATGTTTCCTAAACAAAATCCTTCTCCATGACCACCGTCAATAATGAATTCAGTTGCTTGAAATTTGTTTTTCGAATAGTGCTGTGTATAAGTACCATCGATATATTTAGCGAGCTCTTTGCAAAGCTCACCTTCGTTAAATTTATATTGTATGTTTTTAGACATATGAATCTCCATCTTCGTTTACAGTTCCATCATCTTCAGGAGTATCGAATGAAACTCCTGCATCAACTTTAGTGTAAAGATCTAAGAAAGCTTCTTTTGTATCATCATCAAATCTTGCAATACAAAGATCTATCGCTTTCATTCTATCACCAAAGATAGAGTATGTTTGAACAATGTGACAAAGTCTTCTTGTTGAAATAACTTCATCTACACCATCATCATAGAAAGTTTTTCTGATAATGTCTGCCCAATTTACTAAGAATTGTGTAAACTCTGTAGTATCGTCATCCATATCAACACCAAACTTTTTAAAGTGATTAGCTACAATCTTTTTCTCGATTGCGATTGAAGGAAATTGTTGATCAACTGAGATCGTAAATCTTTCTAAGAAAGCTTCATCAATAATAGTTGCTGCAGTAAATCTTCCATCTTCTGAACCTTTACCTTTTGTGTTTGCTGTAGCAATTACGTTAAAACCAGCTTTTGGTTTAACGATTTCACCAGTTTTCTTCACAAGAACAGGTTTTCCTTCGAGAATACCTTGTAAGCACATAATTTTATTAGTTGCTCTATCGATTTCGTCGAGAAGTAAGATTGCTCCATTTTCCATTGCTTTAAGCACTGGACCTTTTGAAAAAACTGTTTCTCCATTAACTAATCTAAATCCACCGATTAAATCATCTTCATCAGTTTCAGGATTAATTTGAACTCTTATGAATTCTCTCTTGAGTTTAGCACAAGCTTGTTCAATCATAAATGTTTTACCATTTCCTGATAAACCACTTATGTATGTTGGATAAAACATATTTGATTGAAGAATTTTCTTAATATCTGAGAAAGCTCCCCAAGCTACGAATGAAGGATCAACTTCTGCAAAGTTTTTCTCTTCGTTAACGATTGATTGCATACCTACAACACTATTTGGAAGATCCATTGTGTTTGTTTCAGGTTCGAGAGCAACCACAATTCCTGCAAGATCAAACGTTCCACGTCTAATTCTATGTTCTGCAGAAATCAAATCTTTCCAATCACCATAACGATAACCTAAAGATTTTGCTGTTTCTATGATAGTAGCTGTTCTAAATTCCGTTTGATTTGGAAATCTATTAGCTAGCTCTTTTGCGATATTTTGAGTTGATGGCTTCAACATTTCAGTTTTTACTGTCATAATATAGTCACTCCTTACTGTGCTTTATTTTTTATTATAGGGTATATTATACCACACCCACCGGGAAAGTACATGCTTTTTTTAGTTTTTTTTCATTTATTTTAAGCAACGGCCTTTCCAAATCTTGTTAATAATACTTTATTTGTTTTTTTAGATTTTGCCATTCTTTTGAATGCATTACCAATAACACCTTTTGATGCATCTTCATCGAGATTATCTAAAAGATTATCAGCATCTGTATTTAATGTTTTACCATTTTTAATTACATAGAACTCATCATAACCTAATGCATTTTCTTTTACAACACATTTGTTTTTACGATATTCTGATTGGTTTTCTTTTTTAACTTTATCCCATTCGTCAGAATAGTAATCTATATTTTCAGAACTTTTCTGTTGATCAGATATTGCAGAATGAATTCTATTATGAAAGTGACGATTATCATCAGCCATAAAGAAACCTAAGTTTGTAGTATTATATCTTTTCTTGATGTTTTTGAGTAAATCTTTTGTTCCACTTCTACCTGAATCAGTTAATTTTACTAATTTATTTTCAATAATAATATTAATTCCATGTCTACCGTATTGTCTAACTTCTGTTTTTTTATCTTGTAATTTTCTATCTTGATAAACGTGCATGTGATTTGTATCACCATCAGATAAACATACGAAATTCATTTTTTCAACGTTATGTTTAGCTTTAAACTTTTTAATTAAAGTATGAGCTACTACTAAAGCATGATTAAGAGGAGTAGATCCATATCTTTCATTTTGAGAAGAAATTGCTTCATCATCATAGTAATAATCACTGTTCATTTTAATAAAAAGATTATTCATTGCTAATTTAAATTCAGCTTTCTTTAAATCTGAAGAAACTAAAAGTGGCATTGAAAGATTATCTACTGATAAAGATGCATCTTTAAAAACTTTCATATTATCAGAAGCTTTCCAATTACCATCTTCTTCGATTTCTCTAAAAGCAGTATTTCCAGTAGTAAATGCATATACTTCGAAAGGTATATTGACTGCTTTACAAAACTGAACTAAATGCATTAATTGATCAAGCACTCCTGACATTGAAGTGCACATTGATCCACTATAATCGATAATCATCATCATACCATGATTTTTTGCATCTGCAAGAGAAGTTACTTTTGCAAAAATATCTTCATTATATTTGTATGAATGAACTTTATTCACATCTAAAGATCCACTTTTTGCAGTGGTTGCTCTTTGCCATTGATGTGCAGCTTTTCTCATTTCAAATTCTTTTACTGCAAAATTAACATTTTTTCTAGATGTTTTTAGATATTGTTCGAAGTCTTCTTTGTTTCTTTTAAAAATACCTTCTACATAATCTTCAGATTTAGCTTGTGTTTCTAATCTTTCTTTAGCTAATCTTTTATGATCAACTACACATAAATCGATTGCTTCCTTTGGAATTCCATTACAATGCAATGTTTGAGTTCCATCAGATTCGGTTTTAACTAAACCACATTCTTTATCTCTAAAGATCTCATCAGTGATAGAAGTATCTTCTTCGCGATTTTCTTCAGGATTTGCAGCTATTTCTGATGCTGATGCTGTGTCTTCTTCGCTTTCACCTTCTTCTGAATCTGTAGCTGTATCTTCTTCTTTAGCATCATCATCTTCTTCTGCACCACCTTGAGAATTCTCTTCTGAATCAGTGTCATCAGATTCTTGAGGTTCCATATCGTCATGACCTTGTGGAGGTTCATAATCATTTTCTTCATCATCAGATAAAGGAGGGAAATCCTCAGGAAGTTCTGGTGGTGGAGGAGGTGTTAATAGTTCTGGTTGATTTTCTTTTGTATAAGCAAGTATTTCTTTGCAAAGTTCAACAACTTCTGAGAAGCTATCGTTTTGCATTGCTCTATCAAAATAAGCTTTTTCTTCTGCATTAAAAGGTACAGTTATACCTGATCCTAATTTTGCTTTTAGATTAATCTTATCTATTAATTTAATTTGATCAAAATCTAGATCTTCAAGATCACCAAAGAATTTATCTTCTGATAACTTTTTGTATCCTCTTAAGAAAGGACCAACAAGACCAGGATATTCGTTTCTGATTTTTCTTTCAATACGAGCATCTTCGATTACATTAATATATGATCTAGGAACTCCATCTAATTTTTCAGGAGAATCATGCCAACCTGCAAATGGAGTAAATAATGCATGACCAACTTCATGACCAATTAAAAGATCATAAACGTCTTTACCATTATCTGCCCAAGCTGGTAAGCCTAGCGTTCTGTTTTTGATATCAAACCATGCAGTAGAATAATTACCATGTTGAATAGTAAT